TTGCAAACTAGTACAAAAAATATTTTAGGAAAAGACATTGAATATCCAAGTGGTCTGAATATTGATTGGCGTGCAAAAGGTGGTATTTTTACACGTCCTACGATTTTTGGAATGAACGGTGCGAATTTACAAGGAGCTGGAGAAGCTGGTCCGGAAGGTGTTTTACCTTTAAATGAGAAAACACTTGGTGCAATAGGAAAAGGCATTGCATCTACGATGCCACAACAAAGTAATGACCGTCCAATTATCTTGCAAGTTGATGGAAGAACATTCGCTCAAATCACTGGTGACTATACAGATCATGAAGGTGGAGTAAGAATTAGAAAGATTGAAAGGGGGCTGGCATAATGTATGGCATTAAATTTAATGGAAGACATTCATATAGTGATATGGGATACACTATGCCAGCTGATGGCAGAGATATCGGTTTTCCAAGTAAAGAAAAGATTGTGGTTAAAGTACCCTTCAGTAATGTGGAATATGATTTTAGTGAAATATATGGCTCGCAGACATATACATCGAGACCATTAACATATACATTCAATGTTTTGAAGCGAGGCAATTGGACGCCACAGGCATTGCATATGGAAAAGACTAAGTTAATTAATTGGTTAATGAACAGTGGCGGTAGAAAAAAACTATATGATGATGACATCCCTGGTTATTATTTTTTAGCTGAAGTAGAAAGTGAATCTAGTTTTGAGGATGATTATGAAACTGGAACACTTACTGTAACTTTTAGAGCATATTCATTCATGATTGCAGAATTGCAAGAAGGTAATGATATATGGGATAGCTTTAATTTTGATTTAGACGTTGCTCAAACTACTGATTTCACTGTGAATGGATCATTACAAGTTACTATGTTCAATGCCGGAACGCCTAATGTGGTTCCTGAAATTAAAGCATCTAATCCGATGAAAATTAGTATGAATGGAGTTACCTATACAATTCCAAAGGGGACGATAAAAGATAAGAATTTCGCACTTAAATCAGGAGGAAATACAATTAAAATTAATGGTAATGGTACAATCTCATTTCGTTTTTATAAGGAGCTGATTTAATGTATGAAGTAACCATTATTAATGATGGTAAAAAGACTGTCATTCATTATCCACATGTGGATGGTATTAAATTAGCTTCTGGAACGATAAAAAAGGAGATCAATTTAATAGATTCTTTTAATTTTAGTTTCTATATGAATAATCCTGGGTTCAATAAGATAAGGCCGTTAAAAACTTTAATTCATATTTTTAATACTCGTACTCAAAAGTATGAATTTGAAGGGCGAGTGTTAGGGCCTAATAAAAATATGGATAATAGCGGACTTCATAGCGATTCATATGAATGTGAGGGAGAGCTAGGATACTTACATGATTCTGTGCAGAAACATTTAGAGTTTAGGGGTACACCGAAGGAACTGTTTACAAAGATTCTTGATTACCATAATAAGCAAGTAGAAGAGAATAAAAGATTTAAAGTTGGAAATGTAACGGTTACGAATTCCACAAATAACCTTTATCTTTATTTATCAGCTGAGAAAGATACCTTCGACACAATTAAAGAAAAATTAATAGATAAATTAGGTGGCGAACTCCAAATACGTAAAGTAAACGGAGTTCGTTTTTTGGATTATTTAGAACGGATTGGTGAAGACAAAAAAGATGAGATTAAGATTTCAAAGAACTTAATCAGCATGTCTTGCGACATAGATCCAACTCAAATTATTACCCGTTTAACACCTTTAGGCGCACGAATTGAATCAGAGGAAGAAGGTGCAACCGATGCATCAGAAGCACGTTTAACCATTGAATCGGTTAATAAGGGGATACCCTACCTTGATGATGTGGAAGCCATAAAAGAATTTGGAATCCAAGGCGGTTCTATTACATGGGATGATGTAACGCTTGTTGAGAATTTACTTTCTAAAGGAAAAGAGTGGCTTAAAAATCAGAAGACGGCACATGTTCAATATCAAATCAGTGCAGTTGATTTATCTTTAATTGGATTGGATATCAATTCATTTGAGCCAGGAAATAGCCATCCAGTTATAAATCCAATCATGGGAATTGATGAGCGACTTAGGATTGTTGGTAAATCTTTAGATATTAATAGTCCACAAGATGCATCTCTTACAATTGGCGATAAATTAAAAACGCTAAATCAATATCAAAGTGATATGAATGCATCATCTCAAAAGGTAGTTGAGTTACAACAAACTGTTTCAAGGCAAAGTAATAAGATTGGCTCGCTATCAACTAACCTGGAACAAGCAGAACAAGAACTGCAAGCTTTGAAATTAGCTGTTGAGGATGCTGATTTGGAGAAGATAGTTCAGCTGGTATCCGACTTGGGGGATTCTTTAGAAAAAATTGAAGAAGAAATACAAAATCTTCCTACCACAGAAGTTATTGTGGAAATTCGAAGTGATATTGAAATAAATGCTAAAAACATTATTGCAGTTGATAAAAGATTAAAAACGGCTGAAATAGGAATTGAAACAAATAGTAAAAACATTGATACAAATAGTAATAGTATTGAGCAGATACAGACTGATTTAGAAGATATAAAAGATCGCTTGACTGCTTTGGAAAATGGAGGTGCAAAACGTGGCTAACATAAGTGGCTATCTAGATAAAATTCGAACAGCTATTTTTGGTAAAGATGTTCGTGGATCTATACATGATGGAATAGATGCTATTAATAAGGAAACAGAAGTAGCAACTGTACTTTCTAAGGACACACAACATAA